CCAGCGCCTCGCTGAAATCCTTGAACACCTGCGCGCTGCGCTGCTGTTCTTCGGCGTTGGCGCCGAAACCGTCGCCGGCGTGCAGCAGGTTTTCCTGCGCGGACGCCACCTGGTCGGAACCGAATTGCAGCGCCTGGTTGCCATAGGCGCGGCGCTGCCCGGCCGAATACTGGCCAAAGGACAGATTGGTTTTGCCGGCGAGATAGGCCGTCTCGTAATCGTTCGACAGGCCCTGGTTCAGCGCCGCCGTCTGGCGCAGCACCGGGTTGCTGCCGGCCGCCGCCGTCGCGGCCAGGAGCGCGGTCGCCTGCGCACTGGCGATGCGCTGGCTTTCCTGGAGCGCGGCGTCCGATGCCTTGCGCTTCTCGGTCAGCTCGGCTTCGGCCTGCGCCACCGCCGTGGTCGTATTCAGACCGTCGGCGATGGCTTTGTTGTAGGCCTGGATGCGCGCGGTGGCGTCCTCGACGGCACGGCCGCCCTCGCCGGACGCGGCGGTGATCTGCTGCGCGTCGCCGATGCGGATGCCGAACTGCTGATCGTTCTCGGTCTGGCGGTTGGCCTGCTGCTGCGCATACAGCTTCTGGAACGCCTGGGTTTCCTGCTGCGTGAGCACCCCTGGACCCCCGGACGTGCCGTTGGGGTTGAGGATGTCGGAAATCGACATCGGCTTGCTGCCGGTGAACAGCGCCGGGATATTGTCCTTCTGGTCGGACAGCGTGCCCATGAACTGCAGCAGCGATTGCAGCTCGGGGCGGTCCGCCAGCGGCTGGCCGAGCACATAGCCCTGCTGCTGGGCATCCTGGATCTGCTCGCCGCCGGTGACGAGCGACGTGGCCTGGCTGCGCTTCAAGCCGGCCAGGGTGTTGTAGTAGCGCGCCTGCCCTTCCTGCGTGCCGTAGAGGCGCGTGTAGTCGGCCAGCGCGGCCGGGTCCTGCAGCGTGCGGATCGAGCCGCCGATCGCCTGGTAGTTGGACAGCGTGCGATCGCCGTAATTGCTCAGCCGGTCGCCGGCGGCATTGTCCTGCCGGATCGTCGTGTCGGCGTCCTGCGGGCGGTTATCGCCGGTGGATTGCTCGGGCGTGTAGAGGTTGAACGCGTTGGCGATCTCGCGGCCCTGCGCCGAGAAGAAGGCGCCGGCGCGGCCGAACGGCGAGCGCGCCGCATCCTGATCGAACTGATACTGGATGTCGCTTTCGTTGCTCGAGTACGTGCCGTCGGTCAGGTGGCGATACGCACCGCCGAGGTAGCTCTGGTCGAAGCTGCGATCGAGCGAGGCCAGCGGGCGGCGCGCGGAATTGGCCAGGTCGCTGTTGGGGTTCGCGGCGAGGTAGCGCAGCACGGCCAGGCGCGAGTCCTGGCTGCTGAACGTATCGTCGGATGGCAGGCCGACGGCGGCGGCGAGCTGCGACGCCTGCGCGGCGCTGAGCCCGCTGAAAACGTTGCTCTGGCGCGAGAAGATATTGCGATCGACGTTATACTGGCCGTTCAGATCGTCGTATTCGGAATTATCCAGGCCGAGCTGGCGTTCGCCCGTCGAGACGAGCTGCGTCGTCTGGCTGATCTGGCGGCGCGCGGCCTGCTGGTAGCCGAGATCGCGGCGCTGCGCCGTAGTGATGTAGCCCGGCGTGTTCAGCCCGTACAGCGTGCCGGGATCGGTGATGCCGAGGATGCCGCTTTCGGTCTGGTATTTGCCCAGGCCGTCCTGCGTCTGGCGCAGGCGGGCAACCACGCTGGCCAGCACGCCGCCGGCGTCGTTGGCGGTTAGCCCGGCCAAATCCACGCCCAGGCCGCGGATCTGCTCGCGCACCTGCTGACCGGCCAGCGTCTGGTTGTTCAGCGCTTCGGTGATGCGCTGCAAGGCGAGCGTGGTCTGGCCCGCCGAGAGGCCGAGCACCTGCGCCTGGCGCGTGAAATCCTCGATGCCCGCGCTGGTGACGCCAAACGACTGCCCCAGGGCCGCCACCTGGCCCTGGGCGGCCGCCAGCGCGGTGAAGCTGGCGGTGGTGCCGTCGATGCGCTGGCGGGCGCTGTCGAGCGTCTGGATCAGGCCGTCCAGCGACTGGCTGGCGTCCTGGAACTGGCGGCGCATCTGGGCGGTGGACTCGCCCATGTCCTGCGCGATGGCCAAGAACCGCTGGGTGCGCTGGGTGAGCTGGTCGTGGCTTTCGGCCAGCTTGTCGGCCGAGGCGCGCAGCGCGTCGAGGTTGGTGGTCGCCGCGACGACGGGCTGGCTGTCGACGGCGAAGCCGAGCGACGCTACGTCGTTGCTATTACCGCTGGATTGTGCACCGGACATGCGCGCAGGCGCGTGTCCGCTGGTCCCCGCGGCAAGCGGGGGTTAATCGCCACTTATCACGGCATCGGCGATTTCAGTGCGGTTCTTGTAGGTCATGGCGCAGCTACCTCAATCGTGGCCTTGGCGTTCAGCGCGGCCAGGATACTGCGCTGCTCTGCGATGTGCGCCTGGATCACCGGCTTGGCGAGCGTCCAGGGCACATTGAACATCTGGTGGCTGTTTTCGCCCGATGGCACACCCAGCCGCAAGCCAGTCTGCAAGCGGCCGAACGCATCACGCACATCAGGATTCTCATTGCGCCGCAGCGCCTCAGTCACTTCGGCCAGCAGCTTTTCTGCCACCTCGATCTCGCGGTAGGCGAGCGCGATGTCCATCGCGGTGTTTTTTGAAATCATGTCGATACCTCCGGAAAACCCAAAAAGCTGCTGAGGCAGCCGCGCTTGCTGCAATCGAACGGCGTCTTGCCGCACACATCGGACGCGGGGTGGCTGATCGGCCAGCCCTGGTCGTTGAACATGCGCGGGCCACGGTAGGGGCAATCGCCGTAGACGAATTCGGGCGCCTTCCACACGCGATACTGCCGGGCGCAGAGCGCCGTCTGCGGCAGCGTCTCCACCGCCGCGACGCCGTAGCTGTACGTCCCCAGCGGCGGGACGCGGCGGCGGTAGAACAGCTTTCTGAAAAACCGGCGCCAGCGGCTTGCGCGGCTTTGCTTCGGACCGCGCGCAATCCCAGCCGCGATAGATCGCATAGGCTATCCCATCGCCCAGATGCCGGCTCGAATCATTGTCCTCGATCACCGCTTCCCCCACGCCCATGAATGGATTTTCACGCCTTTCGGCACTTCATCTTGCTGGATGCGGCAAGCATCGAAGCTGTACCGCGCCTTCGATCCAGGGCGGCATTTCCTCACCTTCACGACCAGGTAAAGCCGCCCGGTTTTGGTGCGCAGGAACAGCGGAGCCACGGGCGTGCCGCGCATCGCCCACCAGAGCACCCGCAGCTTGATCGTACGGCCAGGTGAGCTGGGTTCTTTCACGGCGTCTCGGCTTGCACCGCGATGCCGTGCATATCCACCAGCTCGCCGTCGCCATTGCGGTCGAGCGCGTGCTCGTATCCGGCGGCAACCATCTTGTCGCGGACTTCCTGGAAGGCCGCCTGCGACAGTTTCAAAACGACAAAAGTGTAAGTCATGCCGTAAATTCACTAAGGTCTGTAAATTCCCCGATCTCGTTGGCCGCTTTGATCAGCGCGAGCGCCGCGATGCGGTTTGCCTCCCGCACCGCAAAGGCTTCGGGAAATAGCGCGTCGATGGCGTCGGAAATCACCTGATCGGCGTTTCCCGTCCTCTCGACGTAGCCTTCGCCATCGAGCTCGCCCCCTTCGACAGCGCCGCCGGCGATGACGGCGAAATAAAGTTCATCCGTCCAACCACTGTTGCCGAACGGCCGCTTGCCGCTGAACGCTTCCTCCTTTTCCCACAGCTCGCGCAGGAGAGCCTGCAGGTAGCCGCCGACGGTGATGGCACCGGCGTCATTCTCCTTCATGGGGAGCATCAGTACGTCACGCGGCTGCATCGATTGCCTCCTTTGCTGGCGCCGGGCGCTCGCGCCGCTCCAGCGCGGCCCAAATCAATTGCGCCGTGGGCTCGTCGGCGCGGATCAGGAATCGCACCGGATCGCGCAGGAACGCCCTGACCTTTTCGTCCGGCATGCCCGGCAGCTCGAAGCTGTCGATGCTGTTGAGAATGCGCAGCCGGTTGCGGAAGACATGCAGCGGATCGTGGGCCATCAGACCAGCCCCGCCACGGCCGCTGCCACCGCGCCGCCGCCGATGCGCTCCTGCGCGGGCGGCACAGGCGGGAAAGTCGCCTGGATCAGCGCGCAGCCGTGCTTGATCGCTTCGATCTGCCAGATCGTCTGATCCGGATATCGCCGGTCGCCGTAGAAATCTTCGAGGCCGATCTCCTGGCAAAATTGGTAGGCGCTGTGCGCATCGCAGACGGCGTCCTGGATATCCTTTTTCAACTTGCGGCGACCGGCCGCACTCAGCACCATGGTCGGGAGATCCTTAGTGCTGTCCGGGTAATAGAATTGACCACGCGTGGCGCGCCAGATTCGCAACCAATTCAGCCAGCAATCATCGTACGTCCACCAATCTTCCCATTCCCGGAGACCGCGCTTAGGCCTTGGCCACGAACCGGGAATGAGGCCCATTATGAAGGGGTTTTCGTCAAAGTCCCAATCAAAGGAATTCACGTCAGGCACTAGATCATTGCGGAGTTTGCGCCATTGCCGCAGGAACCCGTCGCCGCGACGCTTACCCCACATGGCCTGATCCTTGTTGTCGTATCGCTTGCGCCCCAGCAGCCGGTCCAGAGGCTCCTCGTTGGCCCATTGAACGATCCACTCCGCCGTGCCCGGCGCGTAATATTCCTCGCGCACGTTCGACTTGCCCATCAGGTAGTCGTACTGCGCGCCGCACACCCAGCCGATCGCTTTCTCGAAGGTCGGCATGGCGTGGTAATGCACCAGCGTCAGCTCGCCCACGTCGCCGGACAGCGCCAGCATCCCAGGCGTCCAGGTCAGGGTGAAATGGTAGTTTGAGCTGCCGTCGGGCTGAGTGAACCGAAATGACCGGGTCGGCGCTTCCCGCATTATGTGCGTTTTGTAGCTGTCCCGCGCCATCGCGCGGGTGCGAGCTTCCGCCTTGTCGACCATCGAAACCTCATCCCTTCCCACTGAATGCGGGCATCTGAAACACATGAGGATGTGATGTCAAGCCGGTTCTGGGGGCTTGCGGCCTATTCCGGGATCACATAGGATCACATGCTACTGTGGTTTCAGAAGGGACGGGCGATATGAAAACCTGGAAGCTGGCGCAGTTTGACACCGACGATGGGGCCGACTTTCCCACCCAGCGGCTGGATCACCGCTGGGACGATGACGGCGACCACCCAGGGCACGTCACAGATCCCAACCACTACAGCAAGATCCAGATTTACGGCAAGGATGCGCCCGCCATCGGCGCGGTCATCGTTGCCGCGCTGAATGCGCACGGCAAGCCGATCGTAAAAGACTGTGGCTATTGGGACGCTTTCACGGCGACAGGCTGGGGGCTTTTTGCGCGCCGGCCGTGTTGGCCTGCCGGCGCGTTCCTCCGCACAGGCCAGTTCCCTGCCTGGTTCGGCGTCTCCGACACTGACGCGGTAAATATAGGGTCCTTCGAAATGCACGCCTACGACTACGAAATTTACAGGTCGCTCTAATGACCACGAAAACCCGCTTAAGCCTGCATTGCGACCGCTGCGGCAAATCGGAAGAACTCGTCCACGATGGCCAGACCAACGCGTGGAGCAAGCTCACCGCATGTCATCAGAACGGCCCGTTCCAAGCGGGAAATATCAAACAGGTCGTGACGGACGGCGGAATCGACTTGTGCCCCAGCTGCACGCAGGCGCTGCACCTTTTCCTGGTGAATAACCGCGACATACAATTATTCGCGTCCGGGCCGCCCTGGTACCGCTGACCATCCGATGCCGGGCTACCTGCCCGCCGGCCTCAGCCAGCGCGAGCGATCGCGCCTGGCCGCGCTGCGCCGCAAGCACGTCCACGCCATGCTCAATGGCGGCCTGACCTACGCGCAGGCCGCGCGCCAGCTCGGTGTCTCGGTGGGCGCCATCGCACGCTACGCCCGCGGCTGGGCTGGCGGGCCGCAGGACAAGCGCGCGCCCAAACCCAAGGCGCGCTACAAGCCCGATCAGCGCCCCGCTATTCCGGCGCCATCATCTTTCTGAACAGCACGTCGAGCGCCCAGATCACGTCGATCTCCCAATTCTCCAGCTCCACGCGGCGCAGCTGGCACCAGGCGTTGATCTCGCTCGGTGGAATCGGCAGCATCGTGCCCATGCCGGCGACCGCGCGGCCCTGGTTGATCTGCCAAAACCAGCCCCACAAATAAAATATCTCTGACGGACACTGGATCGGCGGCGTCAGGTCCGGGTGATCCTTACCCGTCTTGATCTTGTAGCTCGCCAGCGCGTCCCGCTCAGTGCCGCCGCCGTTGGGGAGCGGACGCATGAGCCGCAGCTCGTGTTCCGCCCACCACAGCAGCCGCGCCGTCAGAGGGGCAAAAAATTTCCGGCCTGGAACACGAAATTATAGGCCTGCACCACCATCCACTCCCAGCGCACGCTGCTCCAGAGCTCCTGCGTGTTCTCAGGGGTGAAGGGGAAATCCTGGCCGTCCAGCTTGTCGATATTCCAGCCCAGCGTGATCGCCGACATATACTCGGTGCGCTGCGCTTTCAGATCCTCGTCGGTCAGCTGCACGTTACGCGACGCCGCGGCCGCGTTGCGCTGGTTCAGCGCACGCTGCGTGGCGCGCGCCTTTTCTGAGGCGCTGCCGAGCAGCCGGATCGACAGCGGCGTCTTGCCGTCGTCTTTCAGCATCGGTGCACCGGTGCTCGGATGGCGGATAATGAAATCCACACCCTGCTCGGAACGCTTAAGGGTATCGAGCTTCGCTAGATCAAACATTGCGGAAATCCTTGGTTACGAGGCGGCGCCTCGCGTGCCAAGGGTTGACCGCCTGGTGGGCGCGTCAACAGGGGAATGTGGAAAAAAGAAGGGCGCGCACCCCGCCGCAGGGTGCGCGCCCGAGCCCGGCCTTGGCTGGGGGCCGTTAGGCCAGGCTATCCGGTGCGTCGACTTTCTTGAAATCCAGCAGATATTCGCTGCCCGGCTTGAAGTAGGCGGACGCGGCCGGATTGGTGATCGTCAATTCGATCGATCCACACGGCGTATGCCTCGACCACTCCTCGTTACCAGCCGAAAACACCGGCGACAGCTTGATCTGCTGATGCGGGCCGTGATCGGTGACGAAATCCACCTTGAATTTTGCGCGGACAGTCATGGAACGCTCCTGCTGGGATAGCCTGGCTTAGGCCAGGCTATCCTGAATGATGAAGGTCGACAGATCGGCCTGCGTGTTGGTGCGGTTGCGCAGGCCACGGAAGTTGAAGCTGCGGCTGATCGCGCGATCGCTGTCCGTCTTGGTGTTCGACGCCAGCTTCACGCGCGGCAGGTAGATCTGGAAGAAATCCGCCGCGTCCGACGGGCTCGTGGTCAGGCAGAAGGACAGATCGACCTCAGCCTCGTTCAAGAAGTCCGACGTCATGCTGTCCGGCGCCATCAGGCACGAGAAGCTGCCCTGCGACGTCAGCTCGCCCAGGAACACGTCCGGCGCGAACTGGCTGCCCACCATCGGATCGGCCTGCGCGGCGCTGGCGATCTGCAGGTTGGCCGAGCTGATGTAGGCGACCTCCTGGCCCTTGTAGATCACGTTGCCGCTTACCGCCGTCATCGCCGTGGTGGTCGAAACCGCTGCGGCGCCCGTGTAGACCTGCACGCCCGCGCCCTGCGCGGTGACCTGGTTGCGGCCGGTGAAGCTCGCCTGGAACGTGGCGAAGCCAGACGCCGGGAAGTTGAAGCTGCACTGCGTCAGGCGGCAGCCGCTCGACAGATCGCTCTGCTCGATATCGCCGTAATATTCCTCGAACGTGAAGCTCGGCACGATCGCTCCCGACGGCGGAACGATCAGTTTCTTGCCGGCCACCGCGACGGTATCGGTCGTGGTGCTCGCGAACGGCGTGACACCCTGCACCGCGACGAAGGCGATCGTGTTGTTGCCGGTGAAGTAGACCACGCGCAGGTTGACCAGGCTGTCGCCGACGCCGGTGCCGGTGATCGTCATGCGGACGATATCGCCCAGGCGGAAGCCCAGCGTGAGCCAATTGGTCGACGGGCTCATCAGCTCCAGCGCCCCGGTCAGGTTGTTCAGCGTCAGCACCGCGTCGCTTAGCGAACCCGTGGTGACACCCGCGGCGAAGTTGTTGCGCGCCAGCGCTTCCCAGAACAGCGTGTAGGTGGCAGGCGACAGCTGGCCGGAGAACGTGCCGACCACGCTGCGCGGACCCTGCCGCGCATCTTCGGTCTGCTGGCTCGGCGTGATTTCCTGGCTGGCGATCAGGTTCGTGTTCAGATTGAACATGCCCGTCACGCGGCGCAGGAGCTGGCCCACACCGGCGCCGCCGGCCGGCGCGATGCCGTACGAGGTTTCCGGCACGATGCAAATCGTCTTGTTGACACCGCGCGCGTAATTGGAAGCCGTGCTGGTGATTACTGGCGTCGTCATGGCATTACCCCTGCTGCATGGGGTCTGTGCCCAGCCAGGACACGACCACCGGTAAACTCACCCAATCCGCATCAGTCTCTAGCTGCTGCTCGCTGGAACTCAGGATCTGAATGGATGTGTTGGTCCCCGTCGCAAGCTCGGTGCCGCGCGCGAACAAATTGGCGATGATGCCGCCCATGATGTCGCAATTGCCGGTGCCCTCGCTGGAGGGGCGGAATATCGTGACCGTGTAGCTGCCGTCGTAGCGGTTCGGCGTGTTCGGCCCGATGCCCAGCGGCGTGCGCGCATAGGCCGACAGCTTGCCGGCCAGGAACGGGCGCCCCTGCTGCGGCGTGTAGACGGTGCCGTCCTGGATGCGGATATCGCCGCCATTCGTGACCGTGGCCAGCAGCGCATCGAAGGCTGCCTGGATCTGCCCGCGCGTCATGGCGCGCCTCCATTGCCGCCCGATCCGCCTTGCTGCACGCGCTGGATGACGCCCTGGACGATTTTCGGAATTTCGGTGATCACCTGCTCGACCATGTGCCGGCCTTCCTGGTGATAATGCCGGTTCAGCTTGTCGACGCCGACGAAGCCGTAATTCACGCGCCGCGCATAAACGACCGGGTTCGTAATGACGGCGCGCACGCCGATTTTCAGGTCGGCCAGCGCGAAGCTCAGCGCGCCATCGTTCTGGCTTTCGATCGGCGACACGTCGTCGGACGTGGTGACTATCCAATTGGCGCGCAGGTAGCCGGTGCGTACCGGCGTCAGCTCTTTCAGCCGCGCCACGATGTCGTGCACCGTGCCGGCGAACACCGCCTGCAGATTGCCCTTGGCGCGGTCCACCCAGCGGTCCACCACGATGTTGAAGGGCTCGACGCCGCTGGTGCTGCCGCTCATCGCGCCTGCACCGCCCATTTCTCCAGCTCGCCGCCGGGCCCATAGGTCGGATCGACGCGCAGGATCGAGCGCACCTGGCCGTCGATGACGAGTTTTTGCGTCGCGGGATCTGGCGTGGCCTGCTGCCAGGCGGCGATGACCACGCGCAGGTCGAACGCCTCGATCAGTTTGCCGTCCACCAGGTTGACCGGATAGGCGTTGACCATGGCGTAGATCGGCACGTCGGCCGCGAAGGTGAGGCTGGCTGCCGTGCCGGCCGGGATCGTGGCGCCGCTGTACGGCTCGCTGAGCTGCACGGCGATGAAGCCGGGGCTGGACGTGGCCGACAGCGGCGTTGCCTGCACAGGCGCCGCCACCGTCACTTTCGCCGCCCCAAAGGCGATCACGTCGCCCGGCATCAGCGAGCCGCTGGCCGACGTGCAGGCCAGGTTGAACGCCGTGGCCCCATTGAGCAGGTCGGACATCAGCACGGGAGTGCTCAGCAGCGCCGGTATCGGGCCGCCTGCGCCCATGGTGACGGTGCGCAGCGTGATGACGCGGCCGCGGCGTTTGAGCGCGTTGGCGAACAGCTGCGCGAGGTGGCGGGCCATCAGTACTCGAGCCGGTAGCGCGCGCCGGAACTCATCGCGGCCGGCGGCACGAAGCCCGCGCCGGCGGCGTGGAAGGTTTGCGACAGCACGCCGGAAAAACTCTCGCCGGTGGCGTTCTGGTCCACGCCGCTGGCGTCGTAATGCGCCTTGATCGTCCACAGGAAGCACTGGATCAGATCGTTCGGCAGCGTATCGTAGCCCGCCTGGTAGTCGCACTGCAGGCTGTTGCGGCTGCGCGGCATCCCGCAGGCGTTGGTGATCAGCGGCACGCGCGGATCCCAGGAGACGAAATTCAGGTTGAGCGGCACGGGCGCGCAGCCCGGCGGCATGAAGGTCAGCGCGTTGACGGCGGTGATTTTCTTGCGATGCACGCGCACCGACTTGCCGCCGGTGACGTCCACCAGTTCCACCGTCCGCATCGCGCGCGGGTCCCAGCCCAGCCAGCTGGCAAATGCCGCGTTGCCGGCGATGACGGCCTGTTCGAGCAGGTCATCATCCTCCGGGTTCGGCAGCTGCATCCATGCGCCGGCCTGGTCCACCGTGACGATGGGGCCAAGCACGGACATGGATTCACCGGGATCGATGCCGGTGTAGGTGGGCGGGTTGTCGGACACCGTTACGCCTTCGGCTTGTCGCTGCCCTTGTCGTCGGCTGGCTTGGCGGCCGGCGCGGCGGCGGTGTGCTCGGCCACCATGCGGCGCAGGTTGGTCAGCGTGGCGCGGCCATCGACGGCGACGCCAAAGCCTTTCAGCTTTTCGATCAGGTCGGCTTTCTCGGCCTTCGCATCGACAACCTTCTCGGCGAACACCGTCGCCTGGTCGGCTTTTTCGACATCCTCGTCCGTCGCTTCGCGGCAGCCGGCATAAGCGATCAGGTGGCGCACAACTTCTTCGGGTGCGTCCTTGGTGTCGATGATGCCGGCGTCATCGCCGACGAAGGAAAAGGCGCCGTGCGAGGCAGAGCCAACGCCATCGGGAAGCTTCAACTGTGCCATGGTAAATCTCCAAAATGTCGCCGCGCGACGTGGCGGCATTTCGGTTAGGCGGCCTTGGTCCCCCCACAAACAGAAAGGGCGGCCCGTTGCCGGACCGCCCTGCCGTGTCCAGGGGGAACGCCCCTGACTTTACTTGCAGCTACAGCTGTTTGGAATGAACTGGCAGCACTTGATCGGGCCATTGTCCGCGAAATTATGCACGGGGGTAATGGCGGCCACGGTCAGCAGCGCCACCGACGGCGCCGGCGGCGGCTCATTGCAGTGCGGCATGCACTTCTTGATCTGGCCGCTCTGCGCGAACGCGGAAGTTGCACAGGTGCCCGCGAGACACGCGGACGCGAGGAGGATGGTTGCGATAATCGACTTCATGTGGAGTCTCCCTAGGCCGCGCGGCGCGGCGGGCGCACAGGAACGGACAGGCCCGGATCACATGAAGGCGCGCACCCAAGCACACATTCCAGTGTGACACAAGAATAAATCGACGTTACGGCACACAACAGAAAGGGGTGGGCCGCTGCCGGTCCACCCCTCGTCTGGCGCTCAGCGCCTCGTGTCCAGGGGCACAGCCCCCGGCCTTCCGCCAGCCTTTTACGGCGTGGCGGGCGGCGCCGCGGCGGTAGTCACCGGCGCGTTCGCGGCGGCCACAGCACCCACCAGCGCGCAGGACGCGTTGGCAATATTCACCGTGCCCTTATTCGCATGAATCAACGAAGGGTCGAAGATATTGATGAATACTTCGCCCGTCTGGGCGTCGGTGCACAGCGTCTGCAGCAGGGCCGCGCCCTTGCTCACAGCGGTGGCCACCTTCGTCGCTGTGGTCGGCGCGGGCGCCGGCGCAACCGGGGCGGTGACCACAGGGGCGCTCGTCACCGGCGCCGTCTTGGGAGCGCATGCGCTGACCGCGAGCGTGCAGGCCAGGGCAGCGAAGAAAAGGGTCGAACGGTTCATGTCGGCGTATCCTTGCTGGGGTGGAATAGCGCGGAGACGAAAACGGCGGGGTGTGACCCCCGCCGCTGCCGCTTCGCGACGCCGCCTCGGTTAGACCGGGGCGATGTTGCTGATGACGGCGATCGACACCGGGAAGTAGTGCTGGAGCACCTCATCCGAGTAGACGCCGTATTGATACGACCGCGTAATCTGCGGCCATTCGCGCTGGTGATAATCCTTGCGCGAAAGGATTTGCTTGACGTTGTTGATGTTGTTCTGCGGGTAGGGGATCGTCTCCATTTCGAAGATGACCGTGCCGGCCGGCAGATAGGGGTGGACTTCCAGCGGGATTTCCGAATTGCCGCCGGCAGCGCCAGCGAACATGTTCAGATAGCCCTTCGGAATGCCACCGCCCTGGATGGTGCCCTGCTGGATCTGGAAGACGAAGCGCGAAGGCTGCGAGCCGTTGCCGGCCAGGAACTTCGTGCGGATCGTCTGCATTTCCTGCGACGCCACCCAAATCTTGGAAGGCGTGCCGCGCAGAGTGTCGTAATACCAGCGCAGGACGTTCTCGAATTCCACGATGCCGCCGTAGCCATCGGCCGTCAGGCCGGTGCCGGGCGTCATCGCATGCCAGTAGGCATTGCTGGACGGGTTCGCGTTGAGGGCGATCAGGCCATCGAACACGGTGCCGTTCTTCGAGTAGTCAGCGGTCAGCGCGGTGGACAGTGAGGCGTTGGTCGGGATCGACGTGATCACAACCTGGCTGTAGTTGGTGATGCCGTAAAACGCTTCCGCGCCCACCGGACCGACGAACCAGGCATAGCCCGCGGCACCCTGTTTGGCAGGGACGCTGGCGGTCACCGAGTTGGCGCCGCCGGCACCCGTGGTGATGTTCGACGCGACCGAACGCTGCGCAGCGCCCGCGTTATAGGTCGTGGTGGTGCCATCAGCGTTGTTACGCGTGATGGTGGCCGGCACGACATTCGGCGCCTGGATCGTGTTGGAGTTGCGCACGCCGTCCATGGTCAGCGCGACGCAGTTGCCCGACACGACCGTGGTGGCGGCAATCGCGCCGCCGGTGACGGACGTGGTCAGCGTCGGCGTGCCGGTGGTGCCAAGACCAACCGACGAGAAACCACCAACGATGATGCGCTCTTCCTCGATCATCAGCGCTTGCAGGTTCGAATTCGCCGCGCGAGCGCGCAGGTCATCGTAGCCTTCCGCCGACAGATCGGCTTCTTCGGTCACGCTCGATTCGATACCGATCGTGCGGAACGCAGCGAAGAATTCCGCCGTGCTGACCGACTGAACGCCGCCACGCTGGCCTTCGCCAACGCCAACACCGACGAACGCTGTGTTGATGCCAGTGACCGCCTTCCAGTTAGCCTGAACGCCCCCCGTGGCTTTCACACGAGGCATTTTGTTGCGAATTGGCGACAGAACCGGATACAGGTTCTTGGCCGGCGCTTCGAGGTTATAGGTCTGCAGGCCAATCGTAGGCTGAGTGGGCTGCGTGAAGGTCGCATTCTTGGCCAGCTCAGCGGGATTACCCGCGTTGGCCAGGGCCTGACGCAAAAGCGCCAGAGTTGCATCGGTCGACATAATCGTCACCCTTGAGCACTGCCGCGGCCCATCGGCGGTTACGGGCCAGGACCTGCGGCTCAAGCAGGGGGTGACGAGCAATCAGGGGGTAACACCCCTGCTGTGCTCAGCAGTTTTCGAGAAACTGCCGCTCAACTGAAAAGGGACGAGCCGTTCGGCTCGTCCCCTGGTCAAGCACTATTTTAAAAAATAATGCGGTTTTTTGCCGCCGCCGTTTAACGGTTGCGGGGGTTCGGCTCCGGATTACGCTGCGAGATTTTAATCAGCTCCATCGCGCGATCTTCCGGAGCCATTTTCTCCAGTCGCTCCTTCTCCTCGGCGATGATCTGATCGGCGCTCTTTTGCAGCGTGCCGGCATCGTTCTGTTTGTTCGGGGCTGGGACCGCGCGGACCGCACCCTTCGGCGCCTGCGGCTGCGCGAGCAGCAGCTCGATGCCCTTGGCCAGCTCATCGATGACCGCGCTCTTCTTCTCGCTATCGGCCGCCAGCGCATCGAAACGCTTGGCCAATTCTTCCAGCGCGGGATTCGTCGTCGCCGCATCCGGCGCCGCGACGTGACGCTTGGCCAAATCCAGCGTGCGCCCACCGGTCGCCGATTTCGTCACGGCATCGCCGCCCTGGCCAAGATCGGTGCCGGGATCGGCCGACTGGCCGGTGCCGTCGCTCGTGGTGTCGCCACCATTCACGAGATCCGAAATGTGGTTCAGCTGCACGCCGAGCGCCGCCCAGATGCGCAGCGCGATCGACAGCGGATCGTCGCCGTTCGGATCGGTGCCGTCGCTGTTCGGATCGGTGGTGCCGTCGGTCGCATCGCCCGCGCCACCGGCGCCAGCGGTCGTGCCGTCAGTGCCTGGCGGCGTCGCCTGCATGGCGGCGTCCGAACCCGTGCCATCGCCACCCGTCGCACCGTCGCCGGCATCGCTGCCGTCGGGGTTTTTCTTGGGCGGGAATTTCTTGGCCAGCGCCTCGCCGCCCTCATCGAACAGCTTGCTCAGGGCTTCTTCCGGCACGCCGGCCGCCATCATCGTGGCCAGGCCATTCTCGATGATCGCGTCCTGCAGCACGTTCGGATCGGTGGCGTATTTCGCCAGCGGTTCCGGCAGCGCGGTTTTCAGCACGGCGTAGGTGTTGGGATCGTCGCCGTCCGGCACCTGGATCAGCTCGAAGCCAGCGGGCGCGCCCTTCTCGACTTCATCGTCATCGGCCAGGGTGACGTGCTCGTTCACCGCGGCGCGCAGCGCCAGCTCGGCCATATGCACGACGTTGGTGAGCAGGTCGGCCACGTCGGCGCTCGGCACGTCGCTCGGCTCGATCTTGTTGCTCGGGCCGTTCTCGCTCGGCATCTGCCATTTGTTGTCGTAACCGGCGCGGATCGCTTCCACGCGCTCGGCGACGCAACCCAGCAGGTTGGCCACGCGGCCCACGGTGCCCAGGCCTTTGTAAAGCGGCTCCTCGACGGGCGCGCGCTTGGCCAGGTCGGCATCCACCAGGCCGGACAAGCCGTCGGTGAATTCCGTGAAGGTTTTGGTCAGCAGCGCGGCATCGCCGCCTGCGCTATTGATGTCAGCGACGCTTTTCGAGAGCGTGCCGACCATCGCCTCGATGGTGCCTCGCAACGACATGGGATGATCCTTTTTAAGCGCGGTTTGGTGACCGCTGGTCTGGCGCGCCGAGTGGCGTGCGCTTTGGTCCCCGCGCAAAGCAGCGAGGCGCTTCAACCGCGAACGAAGCAGTGCCGTGCGCGGTGAATTCGGATTGAGGTTCTTGACCGACCCTTCCAGGTCGTATCGCTGCAGCCCCGTCGTGGGCGTCGTGGGCTGCGCGAAGGTGGTGCCGGGCATCGACGTGCCCGACGGTCCACCGCCGCCTGTGCTGAACGTCACGACCGCACCGGCTGCGTGGCGCGGCGCAGATGCGCCACCGTGCGCGCACCCTTGTCGCCGTAGCCGGTGAACAGATGGCCGAGCGCCGCGCCCGCGTCATAGACGTTGCGGCCGACGATGCCGCCGACGTAGCCGCCGGCAGCACCGGTGGCGATCGAGCCCACGCCGGCGCCGAACGTGCCGCCCAGGATCGCGCCGCCGATGCTGCCCAGCGATTCAGCGACGCCCTCGCCCACGCTCAGCTGCGGCGGTGCCGCTTCCGGCGCCTTGCGCCCTGTGGCGGCGTAGATGCCCCGCGCAGCCCCCTCGCCCGCCATGCTGCCGGCGGTGTAGCCGGCCAGGCCCGCAGCACTCGTGGCGGCCAGCTTGGGCACGGAGCGCGCAACGCGGCCCGGCGCCGCGGCGACGTGTTTCAGCGCCGCCTGTGCCGCCGCGCCCGCGCCATCCGACTTGAAGGCCTGGCGCACCGCGCCGATCAGGCTCACGCCGGCGGCTTCCTCGGGAAACAGCTTGCCGATGGCGTAGGCACCGGCCTCGCCCAGCGCCAGACCGCCGATGTCGCCCGCCACCTTCGTCGGCGTGTAATTCGAGCCGGTGGCGCTGCGCTCGGTGACCGCACCCTTGGCACCGCGATCGACGGATTCATCGACACCCTCGCGCGGCAGGCGCTGCGCGGCCTTGCGGGCGAACCGGGTCGCAAAGGACTTGCCGCCGCCACCGGAGAATTCACCGCCGCCCGGCCCGCTCGGAACGCGCGTCTCGCCTTCCCAGGCGCCGGATGCAGCATCGATGGCGTCGCCGAACGCGCCCTTGACCAGCGCTTCGAGATCATCGAGCGCGTGGACCTTTCGGACGTTCTTCTTTTTCTCGTAACGATCCAGCTCGTCGTCGGCCGCCGCACTCAGATGCGACGCAAAATGGTCGGCATCGACATCGGCCAGCGCGTCGCGCGTGATGGTTTTCTCGCCCGTGCTCGTGCCGGTGGCGTTCTTCACCGCGTTGGCAGCGGCGTAGAGCGATTCGTGCATCGGCAGGCCGTGCGTGACATGCACCTGGCGCGCGAAGTGTTCGAGCGCCGTCGCGGTATCGGCGATCTTGCGCTCGGTGTTCATGCCCAGGCTTTTCGCCACGGCGGTGGCGTGCGGCAGCGATTTCTCGCGCAGCACCTTGGGGTCCCAGCCGCCGGCGTCGGCCTCAACCTCGGACGCGGCGGTGATCTTGCCGCTGCTCGGCGCGCTGGGCACGGTGGCCTGCACCATGCGCGGCGCCGCCGGTGCCGTGGTTTCCGGCTTGCCGCGGATGATTTCGTAGACGCTTTTCAGATCCTCGTCGGACAGACCCTTCTGGCGGCCGACCACGGCGGCGGCGCGCATCATGTTGGATTTTTCGACGTCGTTGGCGGGCGCGTGGGCACCCACCGCGCGCTTCATTTCGTCTTTCAGCGCATCGAGCACGCCGGCCTTGTTATCCGTCTCGCCGAAATCGCTGTCCTTGCCGGTTTCGAAGATCCCGTGGCCTGCCAGCTTGTCGCCACCGCGCGCCGGGAAGCCGGTCAGCAGTTCGTAGACCTGGCGCTGTTTGAGGATACGGCCCTGGTTGCTGCCGAGCGTGGCGGCCAACGCGCCGTGGTACAGCTTGCCGGTGGACGGCGAGCCGCTGTTGAGGAAACTGCGCTTGATGTGATCGACAACTTTGCCGGCGATTGCATCCTCGCCGCTGTCGCTGTTCGGGCGCAGCTTGAATTCGTGGCCGTCCTCGACGCGCACGGTATGCATGCGGTCTTTCAGCTTGCCCAGCGACGCCTTGACCTGGCCCTTCTCGTGCTCGGGCAGGTTCGGGATATCGCGGTCGCTCGGCACGAACGTGCTGCCGCCGCCACCGCCCTGGCCGTTCTGGAAACGGTTGCGCAGCGCGGAGACGCGCGCGCCCGGATGCAGCTGCTCGGCGCGGCCGGTGTGATCCTTGTAGTGCTCGCCCCACAGCAGAACGCGGTCGCCCTTGTTCTCCGGGTCCGGATCGGCCACCGAAAGACCGACGAAGCCGCCGCCCGTGTAGGGATCGACATGCTTTTCGATCTTGATCGAGCGCGGGAATTTCGACGGCTTGCCGTCGCCCATGCCCAACGCGTGCGTCGCCTGATCTTTACCGTAATGATACAGATCGTGCGCGACGTCGCCGGCCACGACACCCAGGCCGCCACGGATCAGCACCTTGGCCGGATCGATGGTCCAGTCGTCGGGCCCCTCGCCCGTCTTGCGCATCAGCGTGTGGCGATAGAGATCGCGGAACGCGTGCGCGGCCGCCGTCGCACCGCCCCAGATATGATCGCCCGTCGCCGTGGCGAAATTCTTGAACGCCTGCGCCGATGGGCTGTGCAGGAAGCGGTTGACCGGCTTGTGCAGATCCTCGGTGGCGCGCGTCACATCGCGCAGCAGCTTGCGGTAGACCGACGTGGGCAGTTTGCCGACACGGCCTTCCACCACAGGCTGTTCATGCACCGCGCTGAGGAATCGCGCGCTGTGCTTGCGCAGCAGGAACTGGCGCGCGCTCAATTTGGCCTCGGCGGCGCTGACGCGGAGCTTGGCCGACGTCAGCGCGTCGTGCACCGCGTGCACGTTCTGCACCATCGCGGCGGTGTCTTCCGCCGTCATGCCGCTCGGCACTTTGCCTTTGCGCGCCAGCTTCAAATCGGCGACGCGCTTTTCCGCAGCGGCCTGGTCGGCGCGCGCGGTGGTCAGCTCGCCCTTGGCGCGGCTGATGAAACGACGCAGCGCGGCGGCCTGGATGCCGGCGGCGGCAGCCTTGTCCGGCAGCACGCCCAGCGAATGGCCGAGTGCCGCACGCGCGGCCAGCATGCGGTCGCCCTGCAGCGTGATCTGCGCCATCTGCTGGGCGCGCGCCTCGGCCACATCGGCGGCGTGTTTCTTGTGCGCCTTGTCGATGTCGCGATCGACGATCTTCTCGGCGCGGCGATACGCGGTCTGCTGCGCCTGGCGGTAATGCGGCTGCAGCTCGGCCTCGGTGGCGGGCGGGATCAGCTTGCCGGTCACCGGCGACTTCACGCCGGACGGCGCGTCGCGCAGCTTGCCCAGCGCCTTGCTGGCGGCTTCGACGGCTTTGCCGGCCTTGTCGTGCTCGGCATTGGCGGCATCGAAGGCAGCCTGCGCGGTAGCCTTCTCGCCCTCGTCCGTGGTGCGGTCGACCACAGCCTTGGCGTCCAGCATCGCGGTGCGCTTGGCCTCGGCGGCATCGGTCGCGGCGGCGACCTTCTGCTCGGCGGCCGCGATCTTATCCACATGTGCTTTCACATCGGCCGGCACCGCCTCGATTGCGCGGTCGCGGGTGGAAAGCCAATGCAGCGCCGTCTCTTGCTGGCCCGGCGTGAGGTTGGCGATCGCCTGGCTGAATTCTTTCGGCGTGGCACTATCCACGGCGTTGAACACAGAGTCGTAGGCCGCCTTGTCGGCTTTCAGCGGCGTGGCGGCGCTGCGGATTTCGCCGATGGTTTTCCACTTCGCCGGATCTCGGTCGGTGCCCGGCACCCGGAAATCGTTATGCTGCGACAGGATTTCGGCGAGCTTGCCGTTTACTTCGCGGCGGATGTGCGATTTCAGGTGGACGTCGGACGATCCGGCGAAGCTGTCCAGGCGCTTGCGCTCGGCGAGGTATTCCTCGTCTTTGCCCAGGCGCGTGTTGATCGCGATGGCGCGGTCAGCATGCAGCTTGGTCAGCTTTTCCTTGCCCTGCTGGATCAGGTCGGCGACGTGGCCGACACCGTCGCGGTGGGCGGCTTCCTCGAGCCGCTTGCCGATCACATCGGCCACCGCATCGACGTGACTGACCAGCTGGCGGACGTTGTGGTGGCGCAGCGCCAGATAGGCGCCAGCGCCGGCGGCGAGCGCACCGGCCAGGGCAGAGCCCGCGGTGATCGCGTTGGCCTTGCTCGTGAAGCGGCCATGCGCGTCGCGGCTATAGGTGCGGTTGCCGGCGACGGCATGCACCGCCTCGGCAGTGCCCCCAGCCACGGCAGCGCCACCCACGGCGGCAAGCGCCGGCAGCACGCGCATGCCGATTGCATTGTAGAACCCGGCCTTGGCCAGCGCCTGGCCGTCGCCGCTGGCCAGTTTGGCCAGATACTCGCCCGCCAGCGCATCGAGCGCGTCGGCGCCGCCGGCCATCTTCTCGATCGTGCGGTAGCTGAACGCGTCGTAGCCCGCGCCAATGCGTCCTGGATCCACGGCGCCGCCCTCGATCTGGCTGTTGATGAGCTGGCCCGCGCCGATCGACAGACCGCCCAGCGTGGCCACCTTGGCGGCCTTGCGGTGCAGCAGGTCGCCGCCCGCCTTGTTGGCGCTGTCCACCAGCAGGCGCGCACCGGCCACGACAGCCGAGCCCGCCTTCTCGCCCGCGAATTTCCCGGCCTTGGTGGCGGCTTCCGTGGTGTGCTTCGCGGCGGTGTATTCGCCGTCGCGCACCGTGCGGCCGAAGCTGCGCGCGATCTTGCCGGTCACCGCGCGCTTGGCGCCGGTGGCGGTGTAGGTGACGGCGGCCGTGGGGATGCCGAAGGCCAGCCCACCGGCGCGGCGGCCTGCGTCGCGGATCATGCGCGCGGCGATGCCCTTGCTGCCGCCATGGGCCAGGCTGAGCACCAGGCCCGCGCCGAGTGCCGTTGAACCCAGCTCACGCGCCCAATCGCCGATGACTTCGTTGCGGCGCTCAGGCACCACGTCGCTGGTCAGCGCGCGGTAGGCAGCATTCGTCTCCTGCAGCTTGGCGTGCTGGCGTGCCGTCTTGGGCAAAGGGATCGCGTCGATACCGGCGCTGCCCCCTTTCTTGCCGCCGGACGTGAATTCGCCCTTGTTGCCGCGCGGATGCTTGGACGCATCGAAGCCCTTGGCCAGCGCTTCCAGGCCGCCCAGGTGGCGATCGACCTTGGCCAGCGCGTTGACCGCGCAGGCGGTGGCGTCGCGGCCGTGATAGCCGCGCGCATAAACCTTTTTCAGATCCACGAGCTTGGTCTTGGCGGCCGGATCGGCGGTCTTTTCGTTATGCGTGCGAACCCGGTCGGAAAGCGTACCGACGATCTCGCGCGTCCACATCACCTGCGGCATTAACCGCCCCACATTTCAGCGAAGGTTTTCGGACGGCCGGCCCAGGCTTTGGCGAATGTCGCGGGCTGTGCGGCTTGCGCCGCCTGCTCCTCGGCCCACAGATCCGCGAAGGTGCGAATGCGGCCGACCAGGCGCAGCTGCTCGATGCCGCCATCCATTTTCACCAGCTCGGCAAAGCCGGCGGTGGGGATGCATGGCAGATCGACGAGCGACATTTCGCGCGGGCGCGGCGTGTAGCGTTTCAGCGCCGGGTTGGTCGGGTCAGCCCATTTCGGACCGGCATAGGCGCCGCCGACGGAAAAGCCGGTGTAGACGCCTTCGAGGCATTTCTCGAATTCGACCGGATCGACAATCTTGGCGCAGATATCGATGGCTTTCTCGTCATCATTGAATTTGATGTCGATCAGCTTGCCGACGGCCTTGTCCTTCTGGTGCATGGCGCGGACGTTGCCTTTCGACAATCCGCCGCTGGCCAGCTCCATGGATTTCGACCACGCCTCGAATTCCGGCTTGGCGGTGGCGTAATCCATGATCTCGTTGGCGCGATCAGGGACTTCCTGCGCGGCGCGGCCGTAGACCAGGCGGTTGGCCGCATCGATCTTGGTCAGCGGGACGATGAAGCCCATCGCCTGCGCGCCGCCGGGGAAGATGGCGTGCATTACGCGGCCGCCTTACGACCGGCGTACAGCTTGGCCAGCGCGCCGAAGCCCTTGGGCTCGTCAGCCGCCTTGGCAACGTGTTCCGGCTTGTGCGCGTGCGCGTGCGCGGCACCGGCGGCGCCGGCGGCAGCAGCTGCGGCCAGGCCCAGCTTGAAGCCGTGGTGCGCGCCCATTGCGGCCAGCTTCGCGCCGCCCGCATGCGCCTTGTCGGCGGCAGCGGCGGCGGGCGGCGGCGGCGCGCTCAGGCGCGGATGCGGCACCATGCCGTGCTGCACTTTCGGCGCGGGCTTGGCGTTCGGATCGAGACGCGGCGCGGCCTCGCCATGCTGCACCTGCGCCGCGGGATGCGCCGACGGGCTGGCCACCGGATGATGGCGGTTCGCGAAACGGGATTTCAGCGCGGCGCTGCCCGCACCGGCCTCGCCCGCGCCGACCTTCTTGCCCCAATGCGCGACAGCGGCGCTGGCGTGCATGCCACCCAGCGCGCCGCGCATGCGCTCCAGGAACTGCGACGCGACAGCCTTGCGCAGGCCGTCCTCGCCTTCCGCCCATTTCTGCAGCTCGTTAATGGCGGCGGGGAACGTGCCGGTGTTTTTCAGCAGCGGCTGGATACGGTGCACCAGGTCGTGCACCACGTATTCCGCCTTCATGCCGTTGCCGGCAGCCTTGGCCAATTCCTCGATCGCGCTCAGGTCCAGATCCATCGGGTCCCCCGTCAATGGCTTGACAGGCCGGTGGCTTGGTCCCCCGCGCTACGCGAAGTTTACGGCTGTTTGGGCACCGACTGCTGGCCGGGCGACGGCAGCAGCTGCGGACGGGCGGGCTGGATTCCGGCACGCGCGGCGTTGGCGATGCGCTGGCCGAGATTGCCGTGCTCGAAGAACTGCTTCGATTTGAACGTGCCGGTGGGCTTGCCGATATGGCCGCCGCTGCGGCCCGGCGACTTGCCGATCGCCGGGCTCGTGTGCAGGAAATAATTCGAGCTGACCGCCGGCACGCCGGTACCGGCAGGCCCCGCCGGCGTGCGCGCCGCGTCGCCGAAAAGTTTGGCCAATGGCTGGATCAGCTCGCGATTAAGCACAGTAGGTCCCCTCGCCTCGTTCGGTCAGCGCCTGCCGCACCGCATGGCCCGACAGGTTCGGTTGCGACGTGACCGCGCCGTCGCTTTCGTCCCACAGGTTTTTCAGCGTGCTGGTGTCCAGCTCACGCGCCAAATGGATGCCGGGGAACATTTCGTTCTCGCGGTCCTGCTTGGCTTTCCAATCGATGTAGGCGCGCTCGCGCTCGGTCAGCGGTTTGATTTTGCCGGCGCCGGTGGCGCGGGGCTTTCTCGCCGTCTTCATGTTTCGTCCTAGGCTAGAGGGGTTTTCACCGCGTTGACGCCCTGCTTGGCTGCCACGTCGCGCGGCACGACATGCAGGCTGACGTAGCAGCGGCATTTGATGACCTGGCGCGCAGCGGCAGCCGGATCGTGCGGCCATTTGATCTGGTCGCCGCTGGCGCAGATGAAAGGCGTGTCCAGGCCGATGACGCTGGTGTTGTTCAGCTCGTGATGATCGTGGCGCTCGCGGCCGTCGATCGTCGCGTGCCAGGTCTTGATCACCGTGAAGCGCGGGCTTTTGGCCAGCGTCGCGCGCACCGTGGCGATGTGGCCATTATTCGCCGCGCCCACGCCCTCGGTGCGCGCGATCGTCATCGCGCGGTAGGCCAGGAATTTGCGGTGGTAGGCATCGGTCAGGCGATCGATCTGCGCGGTGGTGAGCTGGCCGTTCTCATCGAGGTTGCGCTGCACCAGGCCGTCATACCGCTGGTCGCGCAGCGCACGGGTCAGAGCCCCTGGCTTGTTCTGTTCCAGCTCGCGGCGGTAATTCAGCACTGACTGCGCCTGCGTCGCCGTCAGGCCGATCGTCTGGCGGATGCGGCGCGCCATTTCCTGCGGCGAGGAGCCTTCCTGCGCCGCCTGGATCAGCAGATCCCGGATCGCCTCTTTCTGTTCCTGCGCCAGCTCCACGATGCGGCTCTGGCGGTAGTCGGCGATGTAGCGCTCCACGTCGGGCCCGCGCGCGCCCATCGTCAGCGTGATGATTTTCGAGCCGCCGGTATCGGTGGGCACGGTCGCGGTGACCGGCGCGTTGCCGCCCGCTTTGAGGATCGTGTCCAGCGGGCGCGACGCGCGCTCCATGTCGGTCAGCATCGTGCTGTAGAGCGTGGACTCGCGCGGGGTGAGCAGGTTCGCCGCCGCATCGTCCTTCCACTGGCGGAACACGCCGGCCAGCGCCTCGGCCAGCTTGGGCTCACCGGCTTCGACGGCGGCATTCAATTGCGCGGGCGCATCGGGTAGCGGCGTAAAAGCCGTGTCCGCATCAGCGGAATTTTCGTCCCCAGCGGCCTTGGCCAACTGCTGCGTCGCTTGAGTTGCCGCGATACCGGCGGCGGCACCGGCGGCGGCACCGCCGGCAAGGGCGGCGAGTCGGAAGCGGCGCGACGGCAGCCAGTGCAGCGCGGCCGAGAGTTTCGGCGCCAGCTCCGCGCCGATCGATTTGAGGTTGGCCGCGTGGCGCAGCTCCTCGGCCTCGCGGTGCAGGTTGGTGAAGGATTCGATGCGGCCGGTCAGCTCGGCGCGGATCGAGCGAATCTTTTTGGTGTCCGGCGTGCCCTTGACGCGGACGCGGTGCGCGGCGGTTTCGGCGGTCTTGTTTTTTGGCTTGACCTCGACGGTCTTGTAGGTCGTGCGAAACCAATGCTTCGGCGGGTGGAATTCTTCGCCCGCCTCCTCGGCGGACGCGCGCGCCTCACCCATCAGGTTGTGATATTTCTCGCGCAGCTCGCGGCCCACTTTGATGCGGCGGGTATGCGGCGTCAGGGTGTAGGTGCGGCCGTCGCGCGGCACGGTGGTGGTCTTGCGCGCATCGGCCAGCTCATCGATGCGCCCCTGCACCGCGGCGATATCGCGCGCCGGGCGCGACGCGTCGGCGATCGTTTCGGGTTTGGCGTTGCGGTTGCGCTCGCGGATATCCTGGCGGATGCCGATCGACGTTTCGAAATCCGCCGCCGGTTCGTCGCGCAGCGACTCCATCACCAGGCGGCGATGCTCCTCGTAGGGGTCGATCTCGGCCTGGGCTGCTTTCAGCTCCTTCGTCGCGTCGCGCTTCTGCTGGTAGAGCGCCGCACGCATCGCCGGCACCGGCCAGCTGCCATTGACCTTGGCCTTGGCGCGCAGGCCGTTCAGCAGGATGCGCGCGTCCTTGGCAGCGTGGCGCGTTTCCTCCGGTTGCAGCGCCTCGTCGCTGGCTTGCAGGATCGCCTGCAGAACGCGCGCGTGGCGCTGCTGGATGGCGCCCTGGGCCACGGATGCACCCAGCACGGCACCGGCAGCACCGGCGACCGCCTTGGCGGCTGCCCAGCGCGATTTGGCGGCGTTCTGGCGCTGCGTGCGCTCGGCGTCGCTGAGCGGCTGCCCGGCGGTGCGCTTGGCGAGCGTTACTGCGCCCATTCGAGCTTACCGCCCGGGCGCAGGCGTGGCAGCACCGAGCCGTCCAGCCACGAGAAATCGCGGGCCTTCTTCGGCCGCCAGATCGAGACGATGCGCTGGAAGCGCAGCGCCGGCACAGCGGCCAGCGCCGCCACCACGGTGTAGCCGGGATAGACTGCCTGCAGCCGCACGCGCTCGGCGCGCGCATAGTCCAGGCTCGGCACCACGACGCAGCGATGCAACGCCGGCGGATTCATCCATTCGTCGGCCATTACAGCCACCCTCCTGCGTAGGGGCCGGTGTGGCCTTTTTCAAAAATGAACCAGGCGTATGCCTTCTTGCCGCCCTTGGCCGGAATGTTCGCCGATCCCGGCGGCATCGATATGCGGCGCGGGCTCACCCACAGCCGCGCCAGCCGCCCGGTGGCGAACAGCCGTTCCTTGCGCCCTTTGCCCTCCAGGAAGGACAGCGGCAGGATCACGGCGACCTTCGCGATGGCGCGCTCCAGCGCCAGCTCGATCCACTCCTCGGCGATATCGAAGGGCGGATTGCAGACGATGTTGTTGACGCACGCGAAATCCGTCGCCGCCATCGACATGAAATCCAGCTGCCGCCCGAAGCCGCGATGCACCAGGTCGGTGCCGATGCAGTGCAGGCCGCGCGCATGGAACGTCATCGGGATATTCCCGCCGCCGCAAGCCGGATCCCAATTCGTGCCGGCGAAACTCTCGACGGCCAGCAGCTCCTCGACGCAGCGGCGATCCTCGACGTACCAATCGCTCAGTGCGCGCTCGTAATTGCTGACCCTCTTGCCCGCCTTGCGCTCCAGGTCGGGACGGTCCAGGTGCGCGCTCATTTCGTTGCCCCGCGCGCCGCGGCGCTGAGTGCGGTGGCGATCTTCTTCATGCCCGGCGCGGCCGGCGCCATCGGCTGCGACGGCGGCAGCGCGGGATTGCGCGTGCGGTGGATATCGTCGCCCGCCAGCGAACCCGGCATGCCCGGCTGCAACTTGGGCGCGCCGGTCTGCACCTTGCGGCGTTCGGCGATGCCGGCTTTGAGGCGCTGCAGCTTCTGCGCCGGCGTCAGCATGACGTGGCTGCGCATGCCCATGGCTTCGTTGCGCGCCAGATAGGCGCGGTAGCGGTCGAAGCGCGACACGCCCGGGCCCACCGCATTGGCCGGGATGACACCCGGGCGCGGCATCGCCGGCGGCATGGCGGCGGCCACCTTCACCAGCACATCGTTCGGCGGCACGCGCTTGCGCTCCTGGCCGAAGGTCGGGCTGTCCGGGCGCTTGTCGATTTTCGGCGTGGGGAAGCTCTGGCCGAACTCCGCGCGGTAGGGACGCCAGCCGCCGCGCTCGGTGCCCAGCATCGAGCTTTTCACCCGGCGGCGCGCGTAGCGCATGAAACCCTCCAGCGGCTTCATTTCCGCTTTCAGGTCATCGTCCATTTTGAAATCGTATTTACCCACGCCGTAGTCGTGCAGGCCGAGCAGCGAGGCGTGGTGGAAGGCGCGCAGCACGGTGCGGCGCGGCGTGCCCTCCGGGATCAGGCCCTGTTCCTGCGCGCGGCTGATGGTGCCGGGCTTATTGGCTTGGATCACCGAAACCAGCGATTTGACCAGGCGCTCGTGGTCGGCCGGATTGCCCTTCGCCGGGATCTGCGGTTTCCACGAATGGTGCGTGAAGCTGCCGACCGGCATTTCGCGGTCGCGCGATCCGGTATAGCTCGTCGGCAATTCGGCGATTTTGATGCCGGTGCGCTGCCAGCTTTCGCCGCGCGTCATCGACCGCATCGGCGGCACGCTGATGCGCTTGGGGCTGAACGATGGCGTGTTGCCGTGATCCATGCCCGCGAAGCGGCCGCCCTGGTCGCGCTTGTGCTTGGCCTCGACGAAGGTGACTTGCGGGAAGGCCATTAGCGGACGCCCCCCAGCAGCGACACGAACGGCAGCGCGTAGAGCAGCGCCACCAACCCCAGGACGATGCACACCACGTGGCGCAGCTCGCGCGTGCGCGCGACCTCACGGTCCGCCAAGATGCGGTGGCACTTTGCGAAATTGTCGATCATTTGCCGGGTTTCCCGTTGGGGGTTTTGAAAACCTGTTCAGCCGTGCGGCGCGCGGCCTTCGGTGAGGCCGGGCGCTTGGGGTTGAATTTCTGGCGCGTCATGCCGGGCACGAACGCCTGCTTGGGGCTGGGCTTGCCGTTCTTGGTGGACGCGATCAGCTGATCCGAGAACCGCGTGCGCTTGCGCTTGCTCACCGGCGCACCCGCTTGACCGGCGCGCGCTTCTTCATGGCGCGTTGCGATGCCTCGGCGGCGCGCAGCGTGCGCAGCACTTCCGGATGCCCCACCGAGCCCGCGAGCGGATCGGCCTGGAACTCGTCATTGGCGGTGACGTGCATCGTGCGGCCGGCGGGACCGTGCGGCCCCAGGCCGACAGCGGCGAGGAGTGCGGGGCTGACGCCGCTGAGTGGTTCGGCGGTTTCCGGCGCCATGGCGGGCGGCCCGCCGGGTCCACCGCTGGGACCGGTCAATTGCAGCGGCGGTCCGCCATTATGGCCGATCATCGGATTGCCGGCGGGGTCCAGGGGTGCGCCGGGCATGCCGGGCGCCACCTGCGCCTGCGGCATGTTCAGCCCCTGCTCGGCGGCCGCGAGCATCTGATCGACGAACATGTAGCCCATCGGCCCCACGCCCTTGATAAACGGGCGCAGGCCGATCGGCGGCAGGCCGAGCTTGGCCAGGATCTGATCGCCCGACACGATGCCGGCCTCGAACAGCGGCAGGAAGATTTCGGCGACCTCAGCGGGCTCGATATCGTCGTCTTGCCAGACCCACTCCAGGTCGGTGTAGCCGAACACCTTCTGGATGATGTGATCCATCACCGACTTGAACCAGGCCATCAGCGGCTGCAGGCCTTCCTCGAGCGCGGCCTCGTTGGCCGTCTCGGCGGTGGCGCGGGTCTGTTGCGAAACGAAC